CTATAATACTATGTCTAATCCTCGATTGTTGATTTCTTCCTTGTTTTTTTTCACGAACACTGTGATGACTTTTTTTAAAGAAAAATGGATATATTCATTTCTCTTTGGTTCTCTTACATTGACCTCTATATGCTTTCATTATTCTCACCATATGTATAGTAGAGTGGCTGATAAATTAGCTTTATTTTCTATCGTAGGTTACGGATCATATGAATTGTATAAAAAACACATTGAAAGTCGTGTATATCTTTTAATGATAGTTTCGTCTTTTATTCTATGTATTTTATTGTTTTATTACGGATACCTCACGAACCAATATTGCTACGACCCAGACCCTGAAATAGGGGTTTGGTATCATATTTTAGTTCATCTTATCAGTTCTATGGGCCATCATGCTATTCTCTTTTTATAAATGGAAGAAACCATTAAAATATAATACGACTTTTATATAATGTTCCCAGTTACCTTTATTCTTTTAGAACAGAATAAAGAAAAGGACAGAAAGATTGTTCAAATTTACAAGGACGACACACTGGAAAATGTCAAATACAAGTTATCCGAACAACTGGATACAAAACAAATCGAATGTTATTATCTGTTCTATAAAAAGAAATCTCTCTTTAATCCCTACGATAGTTTTAAGAAATTATCCAATCAAAACACAAAAGTCATCACTTATCCTGTATTTTATGGTTTCTGTCTCAACCACGGTCTTGAACTGCCTGAAAAAAAGAATTTTTATGAGCTGGAAGATTTTTTAAAATACGACCAGCAAAATATAGAGGCAACCATTCCTATTGGTATAAAGAAACAGTCACCCTTTATCGTGAACCCTTACGAAAATATCTTTCCCATGGTGGAAGACTCCAATACATTATCCAATACATTATGGCTTGGGTTACCCAATGAAGTGTATGTATGTGACGCGAAGGATGTGTATACCTACTGGGAGGAACAAAAGTATGAAATCGGCCAAATGACGAATGTCTATTTTCCCTATCTATTTGAAAAGAAGGTTCTCTCTACGGCCGACCTAAATCAACTTCCGCTTACTGACTACAGCCAATACAACGCCTATAATACGATGATTGATTACCATCATTCTATACATCAGAAAGACCAAATACTTCGTCATGGGATAAAAAGTATTTATTTTGTCCTCTATACATTACAGCCCTTTCGGTTCCCTTCTGAAATGGTCTTTAAAATGATTCAGACTGACATGATGTACCCCTTTGTGAAATTGACTGGTTCTAGAAAACAGGATAACATGTATCGCCTATTTTGCGATGGGTTTAGTATCAAGGGAAAGAAGACTCCGGCAATGCCTCGAAAGATGATACAGAAATACAGCTCGGAATGCAAGCGATTAAATACTTTGTCCTATCTATTTTACTATAAACCCACTCAATCCTTGGTGTTGACCATTGATGAAAATGGTCATCTATTTTTCCAACTAGAGCCAACCGACCTGATTACCGTAATGGAAATAGAGACACTGATAAAGGATATTACCGCAAATGTGTTGTCTCAGCTTTCCGAGAAGCTTGACCCAACTCATCATATCTTTGACCATTTTGAAAACTTGTACCAGGACACGGTTGAAATCATTGACCTCCAGTACTCGTTTCATTACAAACGTTATGCTAATTTAAACATCAAGAAGTTTATGAAATGTTTTTCTCCTGTCTTTAATTTTATAGATGAAAAGGGAACAACAATCCTTCGATACAAGCGTGTCTCAAACTTTAATACCATGGAAAGTATGGATAGTTTTATTACTGAAAAACTCAACAAACAGGTGCCGTATGCTGAAATGGTTCATCTCTTTTCTGTCAATTTCATGAACAATGATGAAACTGCTGCTGTTGACTACATTGGAAAATTCATGAGCCATGTTCAAGTGGAACAGGATATGAAAGTGAACCGTATCCGTAAATTGAAAATAAATCCTGGGTTTTTAGTGGAAGTAGATAAACAAGAGGCCTCGTATGAGGTAGTGGTTCATTCTATCGATAACATGTATTATTTAACATGCATTGAACCCTATGTGACCAATTTGATTATGATTTCACAGGGATTGATTGAAGTTGGAGAAAATTGCGAAGAAGTCGCAGAGGTGTTAGCAGCAGAGGTTGAGGTTTCAGAAGAAGAAGATTTTAAAATGGACGAACCAGAAGATTTTAAAATGGACGAACCAGAAGATACACTCAATCGTTTTTCTGACACAGACGAAGAGTTAGAAGGGTCTATGAGTTTTTCAAATACAGCTACAGAAGGTACGATAGATAGTCCGGAACAAGACGAACCCTCGGCTGAATCAGAAAAGACTGAGGCTGAACCTGAACAAAGAGACGAACCCTCGGCTGAATCAGAAAAGACTGAGGCTGAACCTGAACAAAGAGACGAACCCTCTGCTGAAGCAGATGGAGAAGGTACGATAGATGAAGGCTACAAATCAGACGCAGAAGGTACTATAGATGAAGGTGATGTCGATTTACCTGAACCGGATGAAGTGGCTGAACCGGATGAAGTGGCTGAACCAGAGGAGGTGACTAAACCAAAGGAAGTGTCTAAACCAGAGGAAGAAGTTAAGATAGATGAGGTTGACTTGAATGCGTCTGAACCAGAAGGCGACCAATCAGACGCAGAAGGTACGATAAAAACGGAAGGTACAATAGATGAACAATCAGACGCAGAAGATACAATAGAACAAGGTACGATAGATGAACAATCAGACGCAGAAGGTACGATAAAAACGGAAGGTACGATAGATGAAGAGGATGCGTCTGAACCGGAGGAACAATCAGAAGAAGTTGACTTGAACGCACCTGAACCGGAGGAAGTTGACTTGAACGCACCTGAACCGGAGGAAGTTGACTTGAACGCACCTGAATCGGAGGAAGTTGACTTGAACGCACCTGAACCGGAGGAAGTTGACTTGAACGCACCTGAATCAGAGGAAGTTGACTTGAACGCACCTGAACCGGAGGTCGACCTAAATGCCTCAAATAAACAAAAAGGAGGAACCAACGAAAAGGATATTTTTATTTATGATGAACATTACCCGTTTGAAATCACTCAAACACTTGGACTTACTCCAAGCTTGTATCCTGCTGAATTAAAACATTATTTTAGGTCATTCCATGCGACAGGTTGCGCCCTTGTACAAAAACAAGACACCTCCTGTAAAGGATTTGTAGCCACCCTTACCCCGGAACAAATCGAGAAGTTTCCTTTTATGAAAAAATTATCCGAGGTTTCTGTCTATGATAAGGCTGGAAATTACAATAAAGTATGGACATCATTTAATCAAGTGGATTCATGGACAACACATCCCTCGATGACGCTCTTGAAAAAAGTTTATTCTACAGTAGCCTATGGATGGAAAAACAAGATGGATGACCAAGGTATCTTGTATATCTATGACAAAGACTTTCGATTACATGGACGTTTCAACAATGTTCATTACGTCAAGGTAGAAGAAGAAGATGATGACTTGACCAAGGTTCGTTTTACACCCATGAACCCGTTCCTTAAAAAGTTACAACAAAGAGAACCTGTATTGTTTCATAAATCAAGTGACGGGGTACATAGTCAATACAGTCGAATGTGTTTATGGTCAGCCAAGCGACAGCCTGTCATTTTAACAGAAAATGAAAAACAACGGATAGACTCTGTAGCACCAAACACGTATGATAATGTTATCAAATATGGTTCAGATACGGATAATCCTTACTATTACATATGTCCTCGTTACTGGGATTTAAAACATAATCTACCCGTTAGCCCTGATAAGGTTGACAAATCAAAACTCATTCCCAAGGATATTCCGGACCGTCTTAAACATGTCGATATACAATCCAAGTACATCATCGATTTGTCTGTACCAGGAGACGATAAGACCTTTATGACAAGGGTTGGTATGTTAAAAGGCAAATCTCCAGATGGTCACTTCTTACCTTGTTGTTTTACCACGCGGTCTGGAAGTAAGAAAAAGGACGAGGTCGACAAGCGAACGGAAGAAGCCATGGGAATAAAGACGACGAAGAAAGAAGCGACACAAAGCACTGTACAGTATATCCAAAACGGAGACAAATTTCCTCTGGAAAATGGACGAAGGGGTCATTTAACCCCCATTCTGGAGCGTTTTTTTCATACCAATTATGCGGACTATTACAGCAATCTACAAAAACGTAAACTTAAAACAAACTATCCTTGCTTGTTGAGAAGAGGAGTAGAAAACAATAAAAATCAATCGTTTCTTTATGCTGTTTCTTTTCTTTTACATAAAAATGAAGTATCTATTGATACATTTAAGAAGGAAATCATCTCGGTATTAAACCTGGATGTATTACAGACCTTGCATCAGGGTAATCTTGCTCATACTTTTTCTTCCTTAAAGTATGAAGACCAAGACATTGAACCTTATAAAGGGACTACTTTGTACAAGACAATGAAAGATAACCCTATGGCTCTCAAGAAGATTGTGAATGGATACGAGAACTTTATCCAGTACATTCGAAGCGACGAACCAATTGATTATGTTTATTTCTGGGACATTCTGTGTGCGGGTCTATTGACAAAAACACGTATCAATTTGGTGATCCTCCAAGAAGACGTCGAAGATGCTACCCACAACATAAGTATTTTATGCCCAACCACCCTTCATTCTATTTATGCGTTTGACCTGGCCCTTCCAACCGCCATCGTCTATAAGCGCGGTGATTTTTATGAACCTGTTTATCTTTATACTGAAAAGGAAGCCATGTTTACTCAGACAAAACTACTCGAACCCGGACACCTGACACCCACCATGAAACATATTTTGTCTCTGATTTCAAAGAACATGGAGAAGTGTATTCCTCAAAAAAACAAATACCAATACAAGGACAATATTCCTGCTGACAAAATCATTGAACTTCTTAAAGGGTTGCCTTACAAAGTTCGAAAAGGATTAATTAATGTAGATGCTCGTATGGTGGCCTTGCAACTTGAATACAAGAAATTTATCTTTATGGTACCCTGTAGTCCTAGTCCGATATCCTTGCCTTATGAAATGCTTACAGCGGACCAGGGACACGATTATCGAACCACATTGTCTCTGTTAAACCGATTATACTCGGATAGCAAAGGAAAGATACCTTGTAAGCCGACTCACCGTATCGTGGAAGACGAACTTGTGGTAGGTCTTTTGACCGAGACAAATCAATTTGTCCCTTTGAAAAAGCCAGAAGAAAACAAGATGACTGATGAGTTACATGTCCTTCATGACCACAGTTATTTAGATTACGATGATTATATTAGTAAACATCCACAGCAACCGTTTAAGCATAAACTCATTCATTACCTGAAATTAGAACAAGGGTTTTATCGGGCTTTTTTCAATACACTCAAAATGGCGATACATGATACAACCTTTTACTCTACTCGAAATGTATTGGAAAGCATTATTCATTCTACAGATGATTATGATAAGAAAAATGAAGATATCTATCAGGTTTTACAACCCATCTTCTCAAAAAAGTTTGATTTTGTGGTCTACCAAGAAAAAGTATTGGATGAATTGGCTGACATTAATCTATGCAAAGACCCCACTCAGTCCTATTGTGATTTTGAAACACCCACATCAGAAGGGAAGTTGCTTATTCCGAAGTTGAACCTCTTTGACCACTCCGAAAACTATGACCGTTATGTAAATCGAATCATCGATGATATGATTGAAAACAGGTCCATACAGAAAAGTTTATTTACAGAAATCCATAGTACCTTGTATTATTCTGATTTGTATAATTTAAGCAGTCATGAAATATTATTACTCGAGAACAATCTCTTATCTTATCTAGACGAAAATCCGAAGATTAAAAAAATAAAATCCATAACGCATCGTGCCTTTGAGGATGTACAACCGCGTAAAGTTTTGGACTTATTAGAGCCGTATGAAGAAGTCGAAGAAATCCAAGAGGAACCAATCTTTATAGAGACAGAAGAGGTATACGATAGCGATGAAGAAGAAAATGCGAATCTAACAGATGATTCAGAAGAAGGGATAGACACAACGAATATACTATATCAGTCTATCAAAAAAGAGAATGAACCTGTTACTGTAGATGAATCTCCAAATCCTTATGTTGAGCCCGACCCCGAACCCGTTCCTGAACCCGTTCTTGAGCCTGAACCCGTTCCTGAGCCAGAGGCCAAGCCGGCAGCCAAGACACAATTACAATCCAAAGGAGTTGAAAGTCAATTTAAAGAATGTATGAAAGTTGTATACCTTACCCAAAAATGGATAAATTATTTCCCCAAAGGAACCAAGACCTTGCGTTTTATGAATACCCCAATCTCGTGTAACGGGATGATATTATTACAGATTTATCGAGACTATAATCCAGATAAGTATCGTCATATGAAATTGGAAGACATTAAAGAAAAACTAGTACAAACCTATCACAAGTATGAACCCTTTTATCAATTTCTATATAAAAAATGGAAGGCAGAGAAGCCTGTTGTCTATCACAACAAAACTCTATCCATGGAGAGCATGATACAAAGCGAAGATTATCCTTTTACACAAGTGGATTTGGCTCTTCTTCTATTTGACGATGAACTACCCGTCACTGTCTTACTTCATTCCAAAGGGTCTGTCAAGTGTGTCAGGCGCTTAGGTCACCAGCAAGATTACAGCTATTTCGTCAAGTTAACTGATACCGATACATTTTTCCTGTTTGTTTACCACAAAGAAACCTACAAGATTTATGACCAAGATATAACGGAAGAGTTTCAAACAACTATCAAAGATAATTCTATGACGGTATTAAATTACTTAAGGTCTACCATTTAAAGTAAAAACAGTGTGAATATTATATGCGTAATTCTCTTCAATACAATGGGTCGGAAATCGTTGTATTGAATGAAACATTTGAAGGGGTGCCTTTTTTTCGTAAATATATCGGAAAGATTGAATACAACATCTATAAAATCCTTCTAGAAAATCCTCATCCGAATATAGTTCTAGTATATCGTCTTACCGAATCCTTTGTCGATATGGAATTACTCAAACCTGTCAACGAAATACTTAACTATGATGAAAAGTCGATACTAATTGCTGCTTCACTCGCAAAAGAACATCTTCAACGAGTTGGAATCTTTTATATCGATTGGAAGACGGATAATATAGGGGTCACCGAAACAGAAAATTATAAATTATTTGATTTTGATGGTTCAGGTATCTTTCTAGACTCATGGGTAATAGAGCCGTTGCCATATTGGTCTTATAGACAAGCATTGGAAATGGGTCTGGTCGACCCGAAAGAAATAGATGACTTTGCTTTTGATTTGAATTTGATAAATAAAAATAAAGATAACTAAGATAACTAAGTTAACTAAGATAAGGTAAGTTAATCAATTTTATAATTTTATGAATATTTAAAAGTCCATTGCGTATTGATTGTCGACCTCTTGCCGCTCCTCCATCGGAAGGGTGTGTCGTATCTTGAGATTCTTGAGTGAACAGGGTTCGTCTCGTTTCTCTTTTAATTCTTCAAAGATATCTTTCTCAGCGGCTTCATATACGCTTTCCTTGGCGTCCCGTTGTACCTCAAACATATTCAGATAGACCGAGAAGGAAGCTGTTCCATAGTATCCTGCCTGACCACACATGACATTGGCTGAGACTCCGCGCATCTCATCCAATTCTCCATGTCGTGCTGCTTTCAGGAACATCTCAGTCGTTTCCTCAAACGATGCTTTTGCGATAGGACCAATGTCATCGTTATTGATACCGTGTCGGAAAATAGATACCATCTTTTCATTGCTCGTCATGCGGTCACACAACAAGGCAAGATGGTGATGATTGACATAACCACCGTCGAAACACAAGACATCAAGGATTTCATTAAACAGGCATTTTCGTGCTGCCTCAATCCCGAGCACTTCATAGGTCTCCATGATGTTGTTGGTAATGGTTCGAGTCGGGTCAATAATGTCTAGTGCTAACACATCTAGAAGGTTTGTACCGAGTGTATCCAGAGCATAAATGTCTTTCCTTTCAAAATCACCCGTATCTGGATTATATTTCATGTATCCCTGCATCTGGATAAGATTGACTTTGTCCAGGTCTGGTACACCACGCAAGACAACATTGTTCAGAAGATTATGCTGAAAACTCTTCAGAAGATAAATCTGGTCACCTTGGTCTAAGCTCACCGGTTTCGCCTTCTTGTTATTCACACTCATCAACCGAATCCTAAAGACAACATCGTTATCATCCAGGTCGCTGTAAAAGCATCGAATGCCTTCATTGTAAATACTTTTCAGGGCAAAGTGGATTTCATCCAAAGTAAGATTGGAGTCAATCATAGCCGTCTTGTTCAGAGCAAGTCTTAATATCCATCTGCTAGGGATCGTATCTTCCTTGTCCAAGCAATCGTCTAAGATTTCACTAAATTCCTTGTAACGTTTCATGAGCTCAATGTCTTTCTCTACGAGTGTCGACATGTCATCTGGGTCATAGTAAATCTCCGAGCTAAGAACGAAATTCTTAAACTTTGTATTCTCGACTTTGGATATCATGTCAAACGCCTTGTCCTTGTCTGTCTCATCTTCCTCATTGAGATAAATCGTCATGGACGGATTTTTCATGTTGGTCGTAAGCGCAAGGATTTCTTCCATACGAGGCACTCCGCGAGTGACGTTTGATTTGGTGGAAATACCGGCAAAGTGAAATGTGTTCAGGTTCATCTGAGTGGTCGGCTCACCAATTGACTGTGCTGAAATAAGACCAACCATTTCACCTGGATTGACCGCTGCTTTTTTATAAACAAACATAATCTTTTCGAGAAGGAAGAGTAGAGTCTCTTTTGTAAATCTGTGCTGAAGTATCAATGTGGCCGGATTAAGATAATAGTAAAACGCACGCTGAAACATGGTACATGGATGATAGACCGCTTCCAAGAAATGCTTGTAATAATGGTCCAGCATTTGGTAACATTCCAAAGGCGTAATGTCTGAAAGGGTCGATTGAGTATGAAACTGATGTTTCAAGTTGAGAATAAGTGAGGGAAACGACATAGGTAGATACAATGTCTGATAGGACCCATCATTCTCCGCCACCAGACGAATAAACCGATTGCGTGTTTCAATCTGTTCATGAATTTCGTTCTTGACGCGTGTCTTGAGGTCGCTGACCTGTTTCTTGTAACGGTCAAATGTCGATTGGTTAAATACTGCTTTATAGGGTTTCCATTCTTTGGCGTCGTATGCGTACCTATAAAGGTCATAGAGCTCTTGCTGAGTCTTTCCAATCAATTCAAACTTGGATGTCTCAATCTGAGTGGTGTCAAAGTTGGTCCCACCGTAATTGAATTGAATGATTTTCTGTTTGTTGTTTCGCACACTGCGGTCATAACAAATCACAATATCCTCCATACCTTTGATGAGACGACGCTGAATGTATCCTGTCTGACTAGTTTTGACCGCGGTATCAATAAGACCCACACGACCACCCATTGCATGGAAGAATAGCTCTTCCGGAGTAAGCCCTTGGATAAAGGAGCTTTCGACGAAGCCGCGTGCGACGGGCGAGTCATCGAATTGCTTGAAATGGGGAAGAGTTCGATTCGGGTAACTGTATGGAATACGCTTACTGTCTACGTTCTGCTGTCCGAGACAAGAAATCATCTGGGAAATATTCAGTACACTACCTTTGGAACCAGACTTGACAATGTTTACAAACCTGTTCTCTTTGTTCAATCGGTCAATCGCAATTTTACCCGACTCAGAACTGGCCTTGTTTAAAATATTGTTGACTTCGTTCTCAAAGTAATCACTGTTGGGTCGCCCCGTTTTGTTTTCCAGAATACCCAAGTGGGCTTGCGAAATGAGAGTGGCTACCTCTTTCTTCTGTTTCATAATCACTTCACTAATCAGTGTGTTGGTTTCTTCGTTGGATATCAAGTCGCTCATTCCCACACTAAAACCGGTCGTTTTCATATACTCTGTAATAACGGACTGCAAATTATCGATAAATCCTTGTGACTCATCTTCTGAAAAGTCGCGATGAAGACGCTGGATAAGCCCTCGTCCACCACCGCAAAGACTATCTTTTTCAAACTGTCCACGTAACATTTTTCCGTTGATAATCTCAACCACAAAGTTGCTGGTCTTTGCGTCATCACGACCCTCTTTAAACATCGCACTCTTGTAATGAAGTGTAAACTGAGGGAGTAGACTACTCACAAGTTCATGGCTGGTATATTCTTCTTTGTTGTCCGCAAAGAACAAAGGGTCAAACTTACCACTCTTCGCTAGAAGGTTCATCGCATGCTTTCGCGGAATTCGAATGTTCTCTCGTGTAAAGAGATAACTACCGAGCAAGGAGTCTTGAAAGATACCGATGATACTTTTGTTCAAGGCAGGGCTGATGATTTGATACTTGATGGCGGCCAAATGCTTGAGCTCCATCTCTGCTTCGTCATTCTGCGGCATATGCATGTTCATTTCATCTCCATCAAAGTCAGCATTGTATGGTTTCGTATCGGCCACGTTCATGCGAAAGGTATCACCCTTTTTCATAATCTTGACGCGGTGTGCCATCATGGACATACGATGTAAGGTCGGCTGACGATTGAACAAAACATAATCTCCGTTCATCATGTGACGATGTACCGTATCTCCCAACTGAAGCTGAATATTGTCTCGGTCATGATAACGAAGTGAAATATTCTCTCCATTCGACAGTTCTAGAATTTTCGCACCTGGATAGACATCTGGACCATTTTTCACGAGATACATCAAGAATTCTTTGTTTCGTTCCGTCACAAACACCGGCTTGGTCAAGTTCATCGCAATCTTCAGAGGAACACCCAGGTCCATGATGGACAACTCCGGGTCAGGTGTAATCACTGACCGAGCACTATAATCGACACGCTTTCCCATCAAATTACCACGTACACGACCTGTCTTTCCCTTGTGTCGTTCAGAAATCGACTTCAACGCACGTCCAGAACGTTGACGCACTGGGTCCGTTCCTGAAATGTTATTGTCCACAATCGTAGAAAGGTAATACTGGAGTACGGTAGACCAATCCTCAATCTGTTTCAATGAAGCATTCTTTGTAATCTGGTCCTTTAGCAGGTTGTTGTACTTGATGATATTAATGATGATATGCGTGAGGTCATCCTCGGAACGCTGCTGGGCATCATGCTTCACCGACGGACGAATACTGGGAGGCGGCACAGCAAACACTTGACAAATCATCCACTCAGGTCTGCTCCATTTACTGGAGAATCCCATGAAATCAATATCCTCATCTGAAATCTTTTTAAAGATTTTAAGAACGGTCTCAGGCACCAGTTTCAGTGTAATCCCTTCTGCCTGGTCCTTGTCATCATTCCAATCCGCAATAAGCGTCGCAAAACCATCCTTCTTGATGTGAGTAGGCTGCTTACATTCACATCCATCGTCTGTGTCTCCGCCACATCGTTTCACTTTACTGGCTAGAGTAAATACCTGTTGCCAACGGTCAGACGCTTTGTAGTTTATCAAATTACGATGCGCATTTTTATCAATCAACAGACGACTGCATTTGATACAGACGCACTTCAAAATTTTGGTAATTTCTTCTAAATATTGAATGTAAAACATGGGACGAGCCAGCTTGATGTGTCCGAAATATCCCGGACAGTTCATGTACGTTTCGCCATCGGTTGGACAAACCAGTCCGGGCTCAAGTACACCCATGCGCGGGTCAAACAGTCCACCAATTTTGGGTTTAATTCCATTGTATGTTTCTTTGTTTGTAATTTCGGCAACGGAGTTTCGTTCGATTTCATCTGGGCTCAAAAGACTGAACTGGATTCCAATAATTTTTGCCGGGTGTTTTTGTACGGCACTCATCTCTTTATCTATTCCTGATATTTTTATATTCATTCAATTTTTATATAATAATGTTTTCATAAAGTAAGCAAATGCCGAAAAGAAAGACCCCTGACGATAACGGTAAATTATTTGAAGCATTAATGTTACGCATGAATGAAAAAGAAGACATTCATTATTTTAAGAAATTAACTAAACCCGAACAAACGTATCTCTTGGGTCAAATGACCTTGTTGTGTGACCATACTTTTGACCCAAAACCTAAATTGATACGTTTGTTAGAAACCGATATTCCAGAAGAATATAAAAGCATTGTTTTGAAAAAAATGTTACATATGCAAGAACAGAATACATCGAAACTAGAAGAATGGGTCAATGCTTTTTTACAAATACCCTTTCACTCCTGTGCTCAATTGCCCTTGGTCTACAACTCCAAAAATCAAGTAGAGTGCTCCAAGTATTTGAACGATTGTAGAGAGATTTTAAACCAATCTACTTATGGGATGGACCACGCAAAAGACCAGTTTATGGAACTCATTGGAAAATGGATGGTAAATCCCGACTCGATGGGTACTGCGATTGCTCTGAAAGGACCTATGGGCACAGGTAAGACAACTCTCATTAAAAAAGCATTGACCCATATCCTGAAACGTCCATTTGCTCTTATTGCTTTGGGGGGTGCGAGTGACGGAAGTTTTTTAACGGGACATTCCTATACTTACGAAGGTAGTACCTACGGAAAGATTGTAGATATCCTTATACAACAGAAAACAAGTAATCCAATTATTTATTTCGACGAGTTGGACAAGGTGAGCCAGAGTGAAAAAGGCAACGAAATCGTAGGAGTTCTTACCCATCTTACGGATACGACTCAAAATTCTCAATTCCACGATAAGTATTTTAGCGAAATCGACCTAGACATGAGCAAATGTCTATTTGTTTTTAGTTACAACGACGAAACTCTTGTCAATCCCATTTTGAAAGACCGCATGTATACCATTGAAGTGAAAGGGTATCAGGATTCGGAAAAGAAAATCATTGCGCGTGATTTTCTTATCCCTGACCTCAAACGCGATTATCATCTCGAAGACCTGGAATGGAAAGAAGTCTATACTGAACTTATCCTCAAGTATACGAAAGAAGAAGGCGTGAGACAATTCAAGCGTCAATTAGAAAAGGTATTCAGTCGTATTAACCTTTTGAGGCTGTCCGGAAAAGACTTTACATGTAACCTTGAACAACTAGAAGGATGGATTGACAAGCCACCTAAACCTACGTATCCGTCTTTCTATACATAAAGGAAAGGATTATCTTGTCTAATGGTTTTACTTATTTGAGGTATAGGCACTGTCATACGATTACCGCCTCGGCTCATGATCATGGGATGAATATCTTCTGATTTACATAAACACCCGCTCGACGATGTATAAAAGGATGGACAACATCCTGGTGAAAATTTTGCCTGATAGAGTAAGTCAATGGACCCGTTACACCGATTGGGATAATTGTCCACCACTTGTTCAATCGCGAAAGGCTCCTTTAGGGTAAAGGTAAAGAGGAGACAAATAACAGCGAGTATCCAATAAATACACATATATAATAGATAAGGTTAATCTTTCCAGGTAGGTAAAAGAATACTACAACTGTAGTTGTGATTTTTTAGCTCAGCGCAATATTGGTTTGTCTTTTCAAAAAGTTCTTGATTTTGTGATTCAAACCTTTGGATGAGTTTTATCATACGGTCATATTCTTGAATCGCTTGGTCCGCAAGGTTAATCGATGAACTAAAATCCGTAGTGTTTTCGTCAAACCCTTGCCGCAGACGTATCGACTTCATATTATCAAAAGCAGCGGAATACTTCGTATTATACGTTTTTTCATATTGACTATTGATATAGTCTTGAAATTCATCTATTCCAGGTGGCTTTTTAAAGATAGGGTCGTCGACCTCTATATTCATGAAACGTTTGTCTACGTTGACGGATACTTTGTAAATTAACAAGTCTTTCATGTAGGTGGTAATGCGGTCTAGCACCGCAAATAAACGTTTGATGTTCATGGTCACATAAAGGAATGTCTTTTCAAAATTCAGTTTCTGAGAATAGGCTGCCTTTTCAATCACCTGAAAACTATCATCCAATACAGTTGGTTGTTTTTCTAATTCATCTCGTATCTTTTCAATCTTTTTAGAATAAGTTTCATAACTCTCCTCTATATTTCGATTGACTGTTACTAGAGTATCCATAGACTTGTTGAGAACCTTGTATTTTTCAGATTTTAACACATTGGTATAGGGCTTCAAACAATCGATAAAATTCGTTTGTATACTCTGAAATGCTGTTTCATCTACGTTTGGATTGATGAGTCCATTGAAAAATAAAAGACTTGGGCTACACTTTTGGTTATCCCAGTCCAACCATAAATGGGTCTGTGTCATCTTAAAATACATCATGATTATGAGACAAACAATCACAAATAGGACAAGGATTCCGCCCATATCTGCTCCCTTATCACTCGGTTTAGAGGTGAACAATTCATTTATATTTTTAATATCCTCTGACATACAATAGTATAATACTATACTTTTATGATTACGACTTCACATAATCCTTTATATTGTTAAAGATATTCATCATTTCACCTGTAAAAGTCGTAATCTTTCCATCCAATTGTGTCTTGGCTTCCGACTCTGAACTATACGTATCCTTCAGATTCTTAATACTTGTATTGATTGTATTGTATCTCTGATTTAAGGTTAAACTTGTATTGCTTACGTTTTCGTTCAATACATTCACTCTTCTGTTCAAATTCTCGACAGATGTAGTCATTTGTCCTATGGTAGTCGTTGAAATATCGGTCATTTGTTTCTCTATCATGTTCGTCGTATATTGAGAGACACATGAACCAAAATTCTTCGTAGCATCCTCATTAGGCATGTAAAGAGAACCAATAAACATGTTGAGTGGATTACATTTTCTATTAGCCCAATCCCTTTTGAGATCTATCTTGGACTGAACAAAATAAAAATATAAATAAGAAGCGAAGAATACAAACAAGATAATGTTACGATGTTGCTCGTCTTCTGATGACATAGTATATTGTATTTCAATATAAAAAAAAGGTTACACCTTATGTATAATGGCTCTCATCCAATCCTATTATGAACAACTATCCCAGTATCAAAAGAAATACGGTCCTCGTACATTTCTTTTGATGCAAGTAGGTAGTTTTTTTGAAGTGTATGCAAAAACAGAGGACCCTTATATCCAAGAGTTTTCAAGAATAGGTGACTTGAAGATTGCCGCCAAAGGCGAACATTACATGGCCGGGTTTCGTGATTATTTATTGGATAAATACACATTGAAGCTGAACGAGGCAAACTACACTACTGTCGTACATGTACAAGAAGAGATAGGAGGAGTCATTCGAAGACGCGAACAGGCTGTCTATAGTCCAGGTACTTATTTTTTAGAGGAAGATGTCAGGCTCTCCAATCATGCGTGTTGTATCTGGATACATCGCACCAAAAAAATACCCTCTACACTTTTGTTCGGTATTTCCGTGATGGACATTTATACAGGTAAGGTTCATGTATATGAATATCAAGAATTATATTATCAAAACCCAACAACCTATGACTCGGTCGAGCGTTTCTTGTCTGTCTATCATCCGAGTGAGATGGTCATTGTCCACAATATGGACAATGACATTGAGACGATTGTACAGTATTTATCCAAAGGAACTCGTAAGGTCGTTCAAATATCACTGACGACCAAAGATGAATGGAGTCAGCAAGCAGCCAAGTGTGAGAGCCAGAGTTATCAATCTCTCATTATAGAAAAGTTTTATCCATCTTTGTCTCGACAATTGATTGAAGACCTCTTGTTTGAGAAGGCGATTGCTTTTCAGGCCTTGTGTTTTCTGTTGGAGTATATTCATGTACATAATCCAGCATTGACGCGGCATATTTCAGAGCCTGAGCTAGAGACACCGAGTACAATGGTTCTAGCAAACCATTCCCTGAAACAACTGAACATCATAGATACTGAGTATAAAGGAGATTATTCCAGCGTGTCTCGGTTTTTGAATACATGCCGAACTCGTATCGGTAAACGCGAGTTCGACCGAATGTTGTTCCATCCTTCTTTGGACCCGGTGAAACTACAACAATCGTATGACATGACAGAACATTGTTGTAAACAAGGATATTCATGGGCGAATATGTTGTCTCGAGTGTGCGACATTGAAAAGATTTACCGTAAAATTGTTTTGGGAAAAGCGACTCCTCATGATTATTCTCTGCTCTATTCTACATGTGGTTTAATTGAGGAACATTGGCCAAAGGATGAAGTGTGGTCTATGTTTTGCGAAAAGTCAGAAACTTTTCAAGAAGTTCGACAGGTCCAAGACCGTTTAACGTCTTTTTTTGACATGGAACAGACGCTACATAAACACGTTTTAGATGATACATGTGATACACTGATACGACGAGGGGTTGACGCAGAACTGGACCAGGCTACCAAAGACAAACTTGAAAGTCGTCTTAAATTCAAGTCGATACATACCTATTTAAATCATCTCTATCAGTTCAAAGACCCCAAATGTGAACAAGCGTTTTCCTTACATGAAACCGAAAAATCGGGGTCCTCCCTACTGATTACCAAGCGTCGAAAGGCGGTGATTGAAAAAGCTCTTTCAAAAACAGTGAGCCTTACCTTCTTTTCTGACTATTCAAAGAAAGAAGAAACCTTTATGTTTGCCTTGGATAAGTTAACCTTTCGCGAACACAACGGACAAAAATATGAACTTGTCTCAGATGAACTTAGTTTGCTTACCCATACCATGATAAAAACTGAATATGAGTTTATACAGCAACTTACTCGTGTCTACAAAGGTATTCATTCACAAATGAACATCTCTTATCGTTATTTGATTGCCTGTATTCAAAAGATGGATGTCTATCATACCAAAAGCGAGATTGCGACCAAGTATCATTATTGTAAACCGGTTCTGGAAAAACGAGACGTTTCTTTTTTACGCGCAAAAAAGATGAGACATGTTCTCATTGAACACTTGGAGAAACAAGAGGCGTATGTACCGAACGATGTTGAACTTGGACCTAAGAGTATGTTGCTTTTTGGGACCAATGCGGTTGGGAAAACCAGCTTGATCAAGTCGATTGGGATTTGTATTATCATGGCCCAAGCTGGATTATATGTACCCTGCGATGTATTCATCTATTGTCCGTATGAATATTTATTTACGCGTATCATCGGTAACGACAATATGTTTAAAGGTCTTTCCACGTTTGCTGTAGAAATGAGTGAACTGCGAGTGATTCTACAGAAGAGTAATGCGAAATCACTGGTCTTGGGGGATGAGCTTTGTTCAGGTACTGAAAACGATTCTGCTCTTAGTATCTTCATGGCTGGAATCGAACATTTATATGCTGCGAAAAGTAGTTTTATTTTTGCGACACATTTTCATGCGATACAGCACTTCAAGGAACTAAAAGACATGCCTAACCTTTGTCTCATGCATCTAACCGTACGTTACAACCAAGAACTTCAAAGGTTGTTTTATGGGCGGACTCTACAACCAGGCGCAGGTGAAAGTGTCTATGGTCTGGAAGTGTGTAAATCATTACAATTGCCGGATGCGTTCCTCGAAAGAGCCTATGCCTTGCGTAACCGCGTCAGCGACCATACGTCTATCTTGACGATGCGTCCCTCCAGATATAACCGAGACAAAATCGTCACCATGTGTGAATTCTGTAAAAAAGAAATGGGTACTGAAACACACCACTTACAATATCAAAAAGATGCGAAAAATGATTACATCGGAACCATGGACAAAGACCATCCATCTAATCTCGCAAGTATTTGCGAATCCTGTCACAAGCACATCCATGCGCTAGGTCTTGTCTATGAAAAACGTAAAAATATCGATGGAACCTATTCGATTGTCTTGATGAAGGATTAGGTATTAGTTAAAGATATGAAACCAGCAAATTTGACTTTCCATATAATCGAAATAGTATTCAATCTGTTTTAATAGACAGTACTCTTGTATAATGTTGAAATTAAGACTATTAATTCCACATTCCCACTCATCGTAATGAACACTGCCGTGAAGTATTTTAAACGTAAGGTATTTGATATCTTGACGAGCAATTGGACCATATTTTTGCAACCATGGACGCACATTCTCCTCAAATGTATCTCGATTGATCCGCATATCATACGAAGGATCACGCATTTTTAGGTCATTTGAATTAACAGAAGCTTTGTGTTCTTGTGCCGAATCATAGCACTGCATACAATATGGATGATTGTTATCTAGCACGTTACAATGACACCCTTCCCACACGCAATTCTCTTCTAGAACACCTCCAAATTTCTTCAAGAAGAACGGGTCTTGTATATGTCGAAAGACATGACCTTCTTCTTCATATTCCCATACAAATT